GAATCGATGTATGTAAATCTTTGCTTTCTGGTGCAACTACAAAATCTTCTGCCTTAACAAATTGAGAACATTGTCTATCTAAATTGACATCCCACCAAACTTTTTTAAATGTATGACCAACTAATGGCAAATGAAATAACATCTGATCAAGTTCTGGAAAGTATTCTGGCATCTCCTGTGTAATCTGATAATTCATAAAGTCTTTAACTCTACGTGCTTGATTTTCAGATTCCTCACTAGCTTCACCAATAATAACAGTCTTAACAGGTCCACCTGATGGATATAATTCTGCAATAGCTCTTGCATTAAATTGCGTGGCTGCTTCTGCTATCAATGGATGTACAACTACACTTAATCCACGACTGGCACGTTCATCTTCACTTTCTTCTAAACCACCATCTGGATCTAATGTTTCTAGACCTTTTTTATATCGTTCTTCCCATTCGGATCTAGCTTCTCTATCAGTTTCATAATATTTAATTAATTCTGATGCTTTTCTTAATAATTCTGTATCAGTCATTTCTTCTGCAAGGTTTTCATCAAAAGAACTATCTTCCTTTTCAACCTCTGCATCTAAATCTGGATCACCAATTAAAACATCATCACCAACTGATTCGACTTGCAAATCATCTGGTGGAGCACCTTCTGCGAAAGGGATTTCAACCATATAATGTTATCCTTTTATTTTCCTCAATATCATCCTCAATATCATCTTGTGAATGACTAACAAACCAACCTTTGCGTAATCTTAACCAAGCTTGTGTACAAGTGTCAACAATATCATCGTTATCAGTAGCAGGAAAAGATGCACATATATCAATTAAATCCTTACACCATTTTTTGTTGGAAGGATACCAAATTCTGCCATCTTCTAATAAAGCAGACGATGCATGTGCTCTAGCTTCTTTATCTCTATCAGGTAAATATTCAATAACTGGTACACCTGCCATACGTAAATCTTGCAATAAACTTTGACCAGATGCCTTCTTTTCTATTAACACAGCATCAGGTTCATA